AATGAATCATGGCTGTTAATCTCTCACAGATCAAGGATCTCTTGCTCCCCGGCCTTCGCGGTGTTGAAGGCAAGTACGAGATGATCCCGTCCCAGTACGACAAGATCTTCACGAAGCACGACTCGAAGATGGCCCTCGAACGTACCGCTGAAATGCGTTACCTCGGTTTGGCCCAGCTCAAGACCGAAGGTGGTCAGACGGCGTTCGATTCGGGTTCGGGTGAACGTTTTGTGTACAACCAAGAGCACACGGAAATCGCACTTGGCTACGCGATTACCCGTAAGGCTATCGACGACAACCTCTACAAGACTCAGTTTACGCCTTCGAACCTCGGCCTGATCGAATCTTTCCAGCAGACCAAGGAAATCTACGGTGCAAACCTCCTGAACACGGCAACGACGTACAACGCAGCAGTTGGCGGCGACGGTGTGGCACTTTGCTCCACGGCGCATCCAATTGACGGTTCGACCGTCGCCAACACCCCAACGACGCAGGTCGATCTCAACGAAGCCACCTTGCTGAATGCAATGATTGCAATCCGCACGAACTTCCGCGATCAGGCCGGTCTGAAGGTCTTCGCCCGTGGCCGCAAGCTCATCATTCCTCCGCAGTTGGAGCCAGTTGCAATCCGTCTTCTGAAGACCGAATTGCGTCCGGGCACTGCAGATAATGATGTCAACGCGATCATGACGACCGCAGGTGGCTTGCCAGAAGGCTATATGGTCAACGACTTCTTGACGTCGCCATATGCTTGGTTCTTGCTCACCAACATCGACGGCCTTGCCTATATGGAGCGCGTAAAGTTCGAAACCGATATGCAAGTCGATTTTGTGACCGATAACTTGTTGGTCAAGGGCTATGAGCGTTATTCGTTCGGCTATTACAACTGGCGTTCGATTTACGGTTCGTTCCCAACCTCGTAAGGAGAGCGTACTATGGCTATTGACGCATTTACCGGTCCAATCATTACCTTTGGCCAAAGCGCCCTAGGTTCTGATTACAATCCAGACATCGGTGGCTCGTCCCTGTTTTCTTCAGGGGCGGGTATCCTCGATCCTCGTGCGACCTATACCTACCTTCCCGGCGAAGCTCAGGCTGCGTTGGATTTTGGTTGGCTTGGGTTTGACAACATCACGACCCTGAGTGCGGTGCCATATTCGGCGGCAGCGGCGGCAATTGTCGCCTCTGCCAACCCGACTGGTGCAACTCTCATTCTGGTTAACACATCCTCGTCCACGACTGGCGTTTATTATTCCACGAATTTTGTTCGTGCGGATACTGGCGCAACTGACACGGTTTTGGCGCTCGATGCTTATGCATCGGTCACCGGATCCGTTACGAATGGTGTTCTGACAGTCACGACCTCCACCAACCAGATGCCAATTGGCCCCGGTATGGTGATTTTGACTGCAGCTGGCACGGTTTCACAGGGCACTGTGGCTGGTAGCCAGATTATCTCGCAACTTACGACGACCGGCACTTATTCGACGGTTTCGCAGGGGCAGACAGGCACCTATCAGCTTAACAACAATCTGACGGTTACTTCTGGTACGATTACTTTGGCTTACCAGACGCCATCTCAGTGCGCTGTTCCAAACAATGCTCAGACGCCAAGCATGGCCAACTGGAGTCCAATGGCTCTTCTTGGTCGCGCAGTCAGCGTTACGGCAGCTGCTTCGGCAACCTACGCAACCGCGACGGTCAACGGCTATGATATCTATGGATATCCAATGTCGGAAGCTCTCACGATCTCGGCAGGTTCTGTTGTTACTGGCAGAAAAGCGTTCAAGTACATCAAGTCTGTGGTGCTTTCGGGCGGCACGGCTGATACGACCCACGCTTATTCGGTCGGCACGGCTGACGTGTTTGGTCTTCCACTTCGTTCGGATACGTTCGGCGATATCATTGTCAATTCGGCCAGCTCGCTGGTTGCTTCGACCTTGATCACCGCTGCAACGAATTACCTTCCTGCTGATCGCACCACGCCTTCAGCAACGACGGCAGACGTTCGTGGAACCTTTGCTGCTACGTCCAGCAGCGGAGCAAATAAGCTGACCATTCGTCAGTCCCCGCAGGCCTACAACATCCCATACACGGCGGGCTTGTTCGGGCTTACCCAGTATTACAACTTCTAAGGAGTGAGCCATGAAGGGTCACAAAGGTCACCATCACGGTCATGTTGAACATGGCGTGCACCACAAGCACCCACGCGCTGAACACAAGAAGGGCGGCAAGGTCGAAGGTCACTTCGATCATGATGAAGCTCCTTCGGACGTTTACGAAGGTGCCAATTCGCATGTTGTCAAGGAAGCCAAAGAGCGCAAGCACGGCGGCAAGGCCAAGCACAAGCATCATGTCGGTCATCACGAAGGTCACATGGGTCATCACCGTGCTGACCGCGCCCCACGCAAGTCGGGCGGTCGTGCAGGTTCGAACATGAACCCGCTTTCGTCTGCTCACCACGGGACGGAGCCTAAGGGCCACCACTCGTTTGAGCCTGAAGAGCGCTAAAAAGCTGGGGGGAGCTTCGGCTCCCCTTTTCTTCATTGGAGACTGTTATGACAGCAGCATGGACACGTTCTGAAGGTAAATCGCCATCTGGTGGACTTAATGAACGTGGCAGGCAGTCTGCCCGCGCTGAAGGTCATCATTTGAAGGCTCCGACCAAGGATGCGGATAATCCGCGTCATACTTCATTCTGTGAACGGATGACGGGCGTGAAGCGCAAGATGACTGGTGCTGCTGCTGCCGCCGATCCCGATAGTCGTATTAATAAATCGCTTCGCAAGTGGGGTTGCTGATGTCTGACAAACCATTCTGGGACAAACAGCTTCCCAAGGGCCATCACACGAAACATTTATCGCACAAGCAAGAGCAAAGTGCCAAAGCAAGTGCAAGGGCCGCAGGTCGGCCATATCCTAATTTGATCGATAACGCCGCTGCGGCACGGAAAAAAGGCAAGTAATTATGTCAACTCTCAACCAAACTGGCGTCGTATGGGATTCGATCACCAAAAATGGTAAGTTTGAGCTATTTGAGCTGCAGGTGGCCCGTGGGCAGATCACCAATCATTCAGTGCTCAATATTTTTGGGTATCAAACGTCTGTGACGACTGCCGTTATCCCGGTTTGGGAAAATGCTTCGACGTATACATACCCAACGGCCGCTCTGGCCATGACGTATGCAAGCACGTCAAACGAAACCTTGACCATGACAGTCAATGGTTTGGATGCAAATTATGCAATTGCCACAGATACCGTGACGTTTTCTGGCGGAACATCCGGCACAGCCACCAATGGAACGGCATTTTTCCGCATCAACAGCATGATTATAACCAGCACCGCAACGCTTGGCGGAACAAATGCCGGTCAAATCACGGCAAAGAATGGCGGCACCACTTATGCCCAGATCAATGCTAACGTTGGTAAGACGCAGATGGCGATTTATACCGTTCCTGCCGGGTATTCGTTCTTCCTGAACCGTATTGATGTGTTTGCATCCAATCCATACACGTCTGCCAATAACTTGACCTTTATTAATTGGCAGCAGTCGGGCTTAACAAACGTTGCTTACAACATTGCTCAATCGCCATTTACGAGCATTTTAGACATTCATCGCCAATATCCTTTGGTATACAATGAAAAAACTGACATTCAGTTCCGGGTAAGCACTAGCGCCGGAACATATGCAGTTGGCGCTTTTGGCGAAGGCGTTTTGGTTGCCAATGCTACCAATACCGCATTCTAAGGAGCCAACATGGCCACGAGCGGCACCTATGCCTTTAATCCATCACTTGGCGAGCTGGTGCTGTATGCATACAACTTGTGCGAGATCAGAAACACGTCGATTGCACAAGAACACATGCACTCGGCGCGTATAGCGTCGAACCTGCTTCTGGCCAATTGGGCCAACCGTGGCGTTAATCTGTGGGCTGTGGATCTGGAAACAGTCCCCTTTGATCAATCCCCAACGATCCTGACGGCTACCGGCAACGGTTCAACGGCCACGCTGACCTATGCCACGCCCAGCACCCCTGTATACACAATAGGTACACAGATCACCGTGGCAGGCACCGGCATTGTAGACGGCTTGCAGACGGTTACGGCGAGTTCCAACGGTTCGGTGTCCTTTCCATCCTCGGTTGTTGGAACTTCCACCGGTGGGACGATCTCGTCCTCCACGCCTGCCGCAACATACTCGGTTGATCCTAATACGGTCGTGCTGCTTGATGCCTATGTAACCACAACGCAATCAACCTCGCAGCCAATTGACCGAATCATTCTTCCGGTGTCGCGCACCGAGTACGCTTCCTATCCGAACAAAGAGCAGGTGGGATTTCCCACCGTGTTCTGGTTTGACCGCCTTCTGGCCCCGCAAGTCACTTTGTGGCCCGTTCCAGATGGCACGTCGTCGCAATACCTCAAATATTACCGGGTTCGTCAGATCCAAGACGCAAACCTGACCGGCGGCCAGACGGTCGAGATCCCATATCTGTGGCTCGAAGCCTTTGCCTATGCCTTGGCGCACCGTTTGTCCGTCATCTGGAATGCACAGAAATCGGTTCTGTTGAAACCATTGGCCGACGAGACTTACCAGATCGCTGCCGAACAGAACGTGGAAACGGCGCAGCAATACATTTCGCCACAGATTAGCGGGTACTTCAGGTGAGGGCGACAGGTCGTGCATCCGTATCGTCTAGAAATCCTCGCGCTTTCGGCATATGTGACCGTTGCGGGTTTCTGTACAATCACGACCGGCTCCAGTGGCAGTTTGATTATGCAGGTGCTGGCCTTATCAACAAGCGCATTCTGGTGTGCCGCCCGTGCTTGGACACTCCTCAGAACCAGTTAAGGGCCATCGTTCTTCCTGCGGATCCTACGCCGATCCAGAACCCTCGTGTGCAGGATTACGCCGGTGCCGAGACGGATAACATCACCGTCAATGCACCCACCGTCATCGATCCTTTGACGGGCATTCCTGTGCCTTCCACGCTCAATATCGTGGCTCAGGATGGAACAAGC